TATTTCCTCGCTGTTTGTTTTGCACGTTTAAAGTCAGATGCTTTTGGTGCACCTTTTGCACCTTTCTTTCGCATCTTGCCACCACGTTTTCTTTTAGCATGAATATTTGCGTATAAACCAGGGCCTGCCATTATACTCTGCCTCCACGTCTAAAAAATTTCTTACCCTCTAAAGCTACCACACGAGAAGATTTTTTCATAGGTTTTTTCTTTTTCTTCTGACCCATTTGTTTCAGAAGTTTTTGAATATTTTTTTTACTCACTATCTAATCTCGCAACCTTTACCTCTTATAGCTGCACCTGCAGAACCGCCAGAGGATTTAAGTTCTCTAACAATTCTTTTCTTTTCAGCCTTAAGATTTTTTTTGCCTTTTTTAGTAAAAGCTTTCTCAGCATCAACTCGACCTAACTCCTCAAGTCTATTCATACGTCTGGTGTTTCTTTTTTTAACTCTTCCACCTTTTTTAAAATTGATTACTTTACCTAGATCAATCTTACCTCTTTTCTGAGCATCTCCGACTGTCTCTTTATCAGTAGTATTTTTTCTAGTTATATAGGGGCCACTTTTTTCCTTTTTATCTGAATCCTTCTTAGTAATAAAAGTTCTCTCATCATTAGACAGAGCTTTTGACATGACTTCACCAAGATCAATTTTTTTCTTTTTCTTAGTTATATAAGGACCACTTTTCTTCTCTTCTTTTTCTTTTCGAGTTATGAATTTAGATTCTTCAGCCATATTACTACCTATTTATTTTACCTTTTTTCTTAGCTTTAGAACCAAACTTACCGTAAGACTCATCTCTGCTAGCTTTTAACTGGGCAGGTGTTCTTTTCTTTTTAATTCTCATAGCAATAGACTCATCTTTTCTTGCTTTGAAGCCTTGTTTTTTCTTACCAACTTTACCGCCTTTTTTCATCATTGCTCCGCCTCTCATACCCATGTCAGGTGAATAGAAACCAGATGCCTCGTCTTTTCTCCTAGTGCCAGAAATCATTCCTCTACCACCCCCTGCTTTTTTTACTCTCATCATTCCGCCGCCCATTACTGCTTTTCTCGGCTGAGTGACTTGTTTGTTAAATCTTGGATTTGCCATTATTTTTTTCCTCCGTTTTTAAAGATTTGTGTTCCCTTTATACCAAAAATACTTCCGACGACGAGGATCCAAAGGGTACTGAACCAAGTCGGCAGTGCTGCGAAATGCTCGAAGAAAGTTTTTACCTTATCGAGTGCACCAGGATCGTCCGAGAAGACTCCCCAGGCGAGCACAATAATGGGCGCCGACAAAATCACAAGAACGAATTCGTCCTTGTAATCATTTTGACGTGCCTCTAACAACTTACCCTGATAAGCTTCCTCACCACGAGCTTGTCGTTCTGCGTGCAGTAGTTGAGCATCGGACATCGCAACTTTTGCCCTTTGCTTATTAGCGTAAATCTTACTACCAGCGGATACAGCTAATTTAATTGCTGACAACCACATGTTAGTACCACTTAGCTGTTTTCTTTTTGTCCTTAAGCATTCTTTTAGTTCCTCTAACCTCTGTTTCATCTCCAGTTGGTATGTAGTTTCTTGGCATACCATCAGCAGTTGTTACAGATCTAGGGTCTAACTCAATATTTTGAGATGGAATACCTATTTCTTCGGACTCAACAAAAAATTTATCCTCTTTTGCCATTTTTCCTCCTGTTTTTATTTATACCAGCTCTGTTAAGAGCGATTGCAATCGCTTGTTTAGGATTTTTCACCTTCTTATCAGAGCCACCAATTTTGAGAGTACCTTTTTTAAATTCTCTCATGACCTTTTTAACCTTTTTTTGTTCTTTTTTCACCTATTTTCTCCTTTGTATTTTTCAATCTCTACACTTGGTATCATTTTGTCTACGTTTGGTATAGATTTACTTAAAATTGTCTTTTCAATTGATGTATTAGCTCTTAAATTAGCTAATTCTTCGTTCTGTTCCAACTTATCTTGTTTGTCTTGTTGGTTCATCATAGCTTTTAGGCGATCAAGGTTAATTTTTTCTTCACCCTCGACACGTTTTCTCTCGTTGTCCATAGCTCTAAGGTCTAATTCTCTTGCTCTTAACTTAGCAACAGGGTCATTACCGAATCCTGATGTAACTTCACGTTCTTCTTTTAAAAATTCTTCCATCATGTTTGCAATCAACACAGCTTTTCTACCTTCAATTCTTTGACTCAACTCTTGAACCTGCATTTGAAGTTGTGGATTTTGTGCAGCCATCTGTTGCATTTGTGCAAGTTGTGGTAACTCTTCTCTAAACTCTAATTCAATTTGTTCTTGTGCCATCAAACTAATATGTTCAAAAATATTTTTTTCCATAGCAGCCATAACCATAGGATTATTTCTAGCAATGTTAGTTGCCATAAAATTTAAATGCGAAGTTATGTGTGCTCTATGATCTTGACCTGGAAATGCTTGAAATGGTTTTCCAGATAGAGCCATTATGTTTTCTAAACTTGGATCTAAAGGTGCAGGTGGTGCAGGTTTAATTAAAACTGAGTCTATATTTTTTACACCTAGTGCCTCGTACATATTTCTATACGCAGCATACATGTTGTGCATCTGTGGATTGGATTGTGCCAGTTGCAGCTCTGTCTGCGCGAGGGAAATACGCTGAGTCTGACTAAAGATGTTAGGGTCCGCAACTGGCAATATATCCACTCTATCGTCGAAGTCAGTTTGCTTAACAGTTCTCTGACCTCCTACTACATCGTATGGATATTCTGGTGGCAAGTATAATTTAAATACTCTTGCTAATAATCTAAATTCAGTTTTTAAAGAAGA